GTTGCAAGAGCAGCAAAGTTTGGTATTCCTCATGTAAGGATACCTCACAAAGATGAAGATAGAATGATAGAAATGTTTAGGGCATGGAATGTAGATCTTATTATTCTTGCTGGTTATATGAGAGTATTAAAGAATCCATCTGCATTTCATTGTCCTATCATTAATGTTCATCCATCACTACTACCAAAGTATAAGGGATTGAATGTAGTTGAGAGAGCAATGGAGGCAGGAGAGACTGTTACTGGATGTACTGTTCACTATGTTAATGAAGAGTTAGATGGTGGAGAGATAATTATGCAAGGAGAGGTTCCTATAATGCCTGACGATACTGTAGAATCATTAACTAAAGCAATTCAAAGAAAAGAGTACGCAATTTTACCAGAGGCAATACAACATGTTAAGCAAGGACTCAAGGTTGCGACTGTCTGAAATCTGTTGCAGGATGAAACTGGGACGCAAAGTTACTCTCTTGGAGAGGGTATGGGTGTATAAATTAACCAGAGCTAACAGACATGCAGCAGGTATAAGGGATAGAATCTTAAATTAATATAAAAGTGTATCAATTGTTACATTACTACTTGACTATATAATATAACTGTGTTATTATTAACACAATCGTTCGACCCTTATGGGTTGCAAGTAAGTCACGGAACGGAGCGTTCATCCTCATGGAGTTCCTAATCGCCACTCTCCTCACTTGTGAGGAAGCAAAAGGTATTATTGATAAGATAAAACCTTCAACTGAGAACCATCCTGAACTAGTTCAGATGGTACAGATGAGTGCAGAGAAGGAATGTTTTCCAGAGGACGCACATGACTGAAGGAACGGGGCCTAAAAATCCAACTACTTCAGGAGTAAGCCAATGGCACAAGTCACATACCGTGGAGTCTCATACGACTCTTCAGAGTACCGTAGAATGGTACAAGCAGAAGCACAGAAGAGAAATCATGATCTAATGTATCGTGGTATCAAGGTAGAACGTAAGTTCGCATCCAAGAGTTAGTTTCTTCTGTACTGACTTACAGATAATAAGAGAGGGCTTGCGAGCCCTCTTTTTTTGTGTTAATATAAGTTAGTGATAAATACCATATGGACAAAGAGAAACTAAAACTAATTGTCAGGAATCTTAAACTCTTAGTTGATTCATTAGAGTCTGAGGTTCATTCTGATGTTGATGCTTACATAAATCCTGAAGCACCAGCATTCTCTACACCACCTCTTGAATACGATGAAGTTTTCGAGGATGATGATGGATAGTAAAACTAGACAATATGCATTGTCTTTATTGCTAAAGACTTTCGGAAAAACTCATACAAACAAAGCAATCTATGAGTGTGCGGATGAATGGTGTAGTAAACAATCGACGACTAGCGGAATAGTTTTATATTTCAAAGCGTATTACGGTAAGTATGAAAGACAAGAAGGCAGCCAAACTGATACTGAAGAGGGCAAAGAAACATCCTGAATTGTATTCTAAAGAAGAAGTAAAATTCGCTAAAATCTTTAAGAAAAAACTCAAACTTGAAAAGAAACAACATGAACGTGAAGTTAGTGAGCGTAACTCCAGAAGCGGAAAAGATGATGGGGTACGTAGCGAGAGTGAGCAACCCAAAGAATCAGGACAATCCAAACGTCAGTGGTTTATTGGGTTATTGCATAAAGCATGGGCATTGGTCCGTCTTTGAGCAAGCATATATGACTCTGGAGATTAGTACCACCAGAGGATTAGCAGCACAGATATTAAGACATCGTTCATTTACATACCAAGAGTTCTCTCAGAGGTATGCTGATAGTAGTATGCTTGCTAAGGAGGTTCCTCTTCCAGAATTACGTAGGCAGGATACAAAGAACAGACAAAATTCTATTGATGATGTAGATCAGTTTGTTAAACAAGATTTTGAATTGAAAATGCAGAGGCATTTTGTAGATGGGATGAAATTATATAAGGAGATGCTTGATGCTGGTATAGCAAAGGAATGTGCAAGGTTTGTACTACCTCTTGCTACACCTACCAAGTTATACATGACTGGTTCTTGTCGTTCTTGGATACATTACATTAACTTACGTTCAGGACATGGTACACAGAAGGAACACATGGATATTGCTAATGAATGTAAGAGAATTTTTTCCGAACAGTTCCCAGTAGTGGCGGAAGCCCTTGCTTGGGTCTAAATAACAGTACATTATTAAGTTTTATGGCAACGTATCCTGTAGTTAACACAGAAACTGGTGAACAAAAAGAAGTCAAGATGAGCGTTCATGACTGGGACCAGTGGTGTAAAGATAATCCTGATTGGTTGAGAGATTATTCTGATCCATCTACCATGCCTGGCG